AGTTGGTAGGTTGGGGTTGCTCTTACACAAGCCAGTCCGATGATATAACCGTGTTCGGTTGCCGCGTAGGTAAAGGTTCGTTTGCTGGAAGATGCGTGCATCTCAGCACCAAGATTCCCCACTGGGGAAGCCGCATCAGCTGGCTCAGCGTCGTAAGCAGCAGTCTGAGCAATAGGGTTAACGGTGATTGGAATTTTGCTACCACCCAGGTATTCCGGCCGTTGCAGTCTGTAGTCAGGAGAACGCACTCCAAAGTGCGAGAGCAGTTGTTCGACATATCGGCTTCCTCCTCGAGCATCGCGCTCGAGTAATTTTTGTGTTTGGAATGCGAGTCTGATGGCGTTGATGGTGACGGCTGTTGCCGCGCTAAGGTCTGCGTAGAGGTTGGGGTTTTCCCATCCCATGTATTCCTGCGTTGCGCTGTCGTTTTCCGTTCCGATACGGTCGTCGGTTGCGAAGCGGTCCATTTTTCCGAACAGCGTTCCGGATGCGCCGGATCCGTGCAGGATCCCTCTCCAAGTGGGCGCACCGACGCCTCCTGGTGTTCCTTCGGTGATGGGCAGCACTGGCGCTGTGGCGCCTAGGGGAAGTTCTACGGGGTCCCCTTTTTGTGGCCATGGCAGTGAGGCGGTGAAGTAGTCGTGTCGTTTGTTGACGCGTAGTGGCATGCCATCCCACTCGGCGGTTGGTGCGACGACTCCGCCCTGGATGATTTCATCCCATGTGTAGGTTGCGCCGTAGGTGGTGGGGTAGTTCCAGGCTTCTTGCAGGTTCTGATCTCTGAACCATTCGTTGTGGATGTGGAAGTACGCCCAGATGGGTAGTGCATTGACGTTGAAGACGCCTTGGTAGGCGCCTGGCGGGAGCCCGAAGTGATCGAACACGCTGCCGACCGGGACGGTCCAGCGGCTTGGTGCTCCCGCTTCTGGTGGTCCGATGACCGGTATGGTCAGCGGTTCGGTGCCGCTGATGAGGTTTTCCCACATGTTTTTGGCTGCTTGTCGTTCGGCGTTGTTCGTTACTGTCGAGAGCCGGTTCGGCTCGAAGAAATAGAACGTTTCCAGGTCGATGTCATCGACTGCGGGCGCGATCGGTGTAGCCAGGCGCGCCATGATGGTTTCTGTGTGCTGCCAGGTGTCGCCGGGCAGCACCTCTTCGCAGAAGATGGGTATCAGGTCTGAGGCATCGAATGCCTGTTTTCTGGTCTGTCGCATCCTGAATTTGCTGCGCGGTATATCCGCGCGTGGAATGGTTGCGAAGGTCTTTTGGCTTGCGGTTTTGTTTCTGTACATGATCGTTGTCCTTTAAGTTTATCGAGGGTCGATCCTTCGGATCGGCCCGCGGGTCAAGCGAGCGAAGCGGAGCGCGATTAGGTATTTGCTGTGATGTTAATTCCCTCTATATGGTTGTGTTTTTCTGTGTTGCGCGTGCGTGCGCGATTATCGCGCGTGCGCGCGTTTCTGATTCACTTTCTTTATTGGCGTTAGCTCTTACTATTCTTTTTTCTTTTATTTCTTCTATCTTTTTTTCATCTTGTTTTTTCATCCACCCATCGTAATATTTGGGTGGTTTCTGTGGTGATCCGTTGATTACCACTCGATCATGGTCGTAGACTTGATTTCCGTATTTCTCCAGCCATCCCGTGGATAGTGCTGGTTTCAGTGAGCAGAACGAACGTGGTTGCTCCAGGGGGATTAATTCCCCCGTCTCTTCGTCCACTCGGACGTATTGCTGTCTGCTCCGCAGTTTTTTGGTCACGTAGCTGGCTGTATAGCGCGCGGTCTCGAAGGTAAGTGCGCCGATGCTGACGTGTCCGTATCCCCAGGCTTCTCTCAGTTCTTCAGTAGTCCATAGAAGCGTAGGGCTCTCTCGGATGATGATGCGATTTTCTGTGAACGCGTAGCCGAAGACGCACGCGTGGTAGTGCGGGCGTTGCGTTTTATCACCGTATTCGCCCACTGCGTAGTAACGCAGTTTGAAGGCTTTGCCGTGTCTCTTTCTGAGTTGTCGCCGGAGGCGCCGCCAGAATTTTTGTAGGTCTTCGTAACGAAGGCTGTTGTGTTCCGGGAGGTTTTCGTTGCTGTAGGTGAGCGTGATGAACGAGTTTTCCGCATGTTGTGTGGCCTCGTGGGTGATGCGCACTGCCCACTGCCTGGCGTGTTCTTCTCGGCAGAGAATGCAGGCGCCGCAAGGCAGTTTGATTTGCATGTATGCGCGTCCGTCTTTCGGGCTGTTGAAACGGACAGGCCCGCCAATGGCGGGCCTGTATGCCGTGATTGGAGCCTGGCAGCTCATTAGAGCCTGAAGCCTCCTCGCAGTGCGTGTGTTGGGCTGTTGATTGCCCGTGTCTTGTTTCGGTATTTGCCGAATTTCTTGCCGTGTCTGCGGCCTGAGATGTGCCTACGTGCCATGCATATTCTCCTGTGAATGTAAAGGGGCCGGGCGAGTATATTTCGCACCGGCCCCGGTTGTCGACCATCTGCTACTAGATCCAGATGGTCTAGGTGGACCGCGCTTGCGTTAGGCAGTTATTGCCCGGTCCACCTTTTATTTAGACAGCTGCTGGATCGCCTCCTCGATCCGTGCGATGTGTAGGGCCTGCTGCCGCATCCGTTGGCGTCGACGCACCTGGAACAGGACGATGCGGCTGTCCGGTGTGCCGCTGATCTCTGAGAGCTTGTCCCTGGCTCTGGCGAGCTGTGATCGCAGGGCTATTAGCAGTGGGTTGGTCGGTTTCCCGAACACTTGCTCGAACGAGGCTGGAGCAGTCGGCGAGGAATTCCCTTGAGACGACGACGTGGCCGTCCTCGTCGAGCGTGGCGAGCCTCCAGACTTCGAAGTGGTGCGGGGCTTGGGCGATTTCGACATTGCGTTCCTCCGAGTTGACGCCCTTGGCCACTGCGGCCAGGACTTGTTTGTCTCCATCGCCTACGAATGGGCGCATGAAGTAGTTCAGCAATCGGTCACGTATTGCGTAGATGTTCACTTGATTTCCTTGATTTCCTTGATTTCCTTGGGTTCCGCCTTTGGTTGCGGCGGCGTGAGTATGGTTTTGAGTTGTTCTGGCGTCAAGGCCAGTAGTTCTTCCATTGGTTTGTCGCGCAGTTCTTTTGGTAGTTGTCTTCGCTTGGCTTCCAGGGAGCGTCCCATGTCGATCATTTCCCTGAGGTCTCGGGGGTATTGCGTGAAGTCCCCGGTCATTGGTTCTCCGGCCGCACCTGGTACGCGGCCGCTGATGTTGAACTGTCCGACGATCACATTGATGTCTGTGGAGTTGGCTTGGCTCTGGTCGGTGAGCGTTGGCGAGTTGTTGTAGGTGATCGCTGCCTTTTTGTTGCGGGTGTAGTTGCTCATTTTCTACCTTTGATCATGCGAATGGTTTGGATGACGTCTTTCAGTGCGTTGGTGATTCGTCCACCACCACCCAGTGGTCCTGAGAACCATCTGGCCGCGGCTTCTGATTCGGGCACTGCGAGTTCGTCGAGTCTTTGTTTCGCTGCGGCGGATGTGGTGCTTTGGCGTGTAGCGTTCAGTTGTGCTTGGGCTTGTTCTCCTATCCAGGGCAACATGGCTTCCAGTTGTTTGCGTTGGGCGTCGGTCAGTTTGGCGCGTTCGATGGCTTCGTCGATACGTCGGTTTTGCTCGGTTTGGCTGAGGTTTTGGGTGACCTCGGCGTTTTTTGCACTCCAGGCAGCGATGTCTGCTTCGAAGCTGGTTTTGCGTGCTTCTTGGACCGTCTTGGCGGTGTTGGCCTGTGTGTTTTCGATGGTCGCGTTTTGCATGACCTTGTTGGCAGCGCCAGTGACTGCATCTCCTAGTGCAGTGTTTTTTTCTACGGTTGGTGCACTGTTGTTGGGCGTTGATGCGGGGCCTTTGCTCAAGGCCAGCATCGGGTTTAGTCCCGCTCTGAGGAGGTCCTGCGTTCCTCGTTGGTAAGCGGTGTTGGACATGCGCTCTTCCCAGTCGCGGTTCTCGCGGTTGAGTTGTCGGTTCATCCTGTTCGCATGGGCGGTTGTGGCGCTGTTGATCACGCCACCGATGATTTCTCCGCCTATTGCGCCGGCTATGGCACCCATTTGAGTGTTCTCCAGAAGTAGTAGATGAACAGCGTATGGAAGAGGTCAGTGTTTTTGTGCATGTCTTGATATTTGTTCATTAGAAGTGGTCCACCAGGCCAGGCACGCTGTACGTTGGCATGAGTCGTGCGACGTTGGATTCGTGCAGGATATCCATGATGATTTGTGCGCTCCATTGTGCGCTCGGTGCTGTTGCGAGCGATCGCGCGAGCGTTTCTTTGGTTTTGTCGGTGATGAATTCGGCATTGAGTGCCGGTTCTGTTCCGAACTCCTCCGCGTAGTGCCACCAGTCCAGCGGTTGCGGTGCTGTGGACCTCAGCACGCCGGTGATTTCGTTGGGCGTGTAGC